ACCAACACCCAGCATTCACGAATATTGAAGAGTTTGTTAAAAACTATAAATTACGTGAGTATGTTGGAGATTATGTCGATGAAATAATCAACATTTTCCTTTATCACTGGGATAACGAAGACCTTGTGGATACGGTCCGAGAGAAATTACTTTTAGAGGCCGAGCAATCGAATCCGTTTCCACCGATGAGTGGACCGGAGAGTGCATTGGCTCAGCAATCAAATTTTGGCGATGGCGCCTCAGTCAAGGACACATTGAATGGGGACAGCCTACGCGACTTTGTGTTAACAAACAAGATTCTGATGGAGAGTATAGAGAAGTTACGAACAGACCTAGATTCTCTATCGAAAATTGTGAAGCAGGAGAAGGACTTACTCAAGTCGGACAAGGGCGAAAGCTCAAGTCAAATACTTCCAGCAACGAAGACAAAGTTAAAGGCAAAATCCGCCAAGAAATCCTTGACACGTTCCCAACGGCGGGCGAGAAAGCGAGCCCGGCTAGAGGAGGAGAAGCTGAAACAATTAGCTTCATTGTCCAATCAGAAAGACGAATCATCGTCGAAGAACCCGAAGGTTACTCCAGAGCAGCTGATCAATATTGCCAAAGCTGCAATAAGTACGAGTACTACTGGAGCGACATCGAATCAATAGACGTTGACGAGTTGGTGGTAGGTCTCAAGAAGACTGCGAGACCTGGATTCCCTTTTACAGGAATCTTTGATGACACCGAAGAGTTTCTCGATAACTTCGACATAACACCAGATGTTATCGAGTACATCGAATGGTTGTCGTTAGAAACCACCACGAAAAGAATCGGTAGAGCGTGCTCTACTGAAGAGAAAACGGAGTTAATGAAGGAACTTATAAATGAAGGCAGATGGGATCTCCCTGAAACCTTTGTTAAGAATGAACTTCACTCTGACGAGAAATTAAAGAACGGAAGATACAGGTTGATTTTCGCTTTTAGCGTGTTACATCGACTTGTTCAGAAAGTATTGTTCAAACCGCTAAACGACCAGTTAGTTGATGACAACAAAACCAATGAGAAGCCTAGTGCTGCTCGGTTAGGTTGTGGAAATTCTGACAGAGATTTTGAAAATCACGACGCAATGCGCAAAAGATGGCCTGAAGGAAAACAGGCCTCAGATGACGTTCAAGGGTGGGATATGTCCTGCTCAGAATGGAAGCTGATGCGAAT